CTGAAAATGTTTTCTCGTCAAACCAATTACTCATTACCACCATCCCTTTTGTGTTGTTTCTGTTATAGTCCATCTACCATCAGGCATTCTACAAGCAGTTCCGAATTCACTCTCACGATTGATACCGCTCAATGGCCAAGATTGTGTTACACTTATAACTGACTCATAGTCTGTACATTTAATATTTTTAACTAGATAACTTCTATTGATGGTTACTGAACCCCAATTTGAACCATTACCCCAGGTTGTATGTGATCGTTTACCAGGTGCTGTGTTTAGTGTATCTATAAAGACTGCATTGTGAGTATTCATATCATTCTTATACATCATACTTGCCCCTATTTGAGCACCAACAAGTGTGCATAAAGCAGTCAATGCCATATTTGTATCAAGTAATGCACGGCAAGTAGTAAAACCACTCACACCGCCAGCAACTGTACCGATATGACTTCTTGCATTTGTTTGAGAGCAACCAGTACTGATTAATAATACAGCGATTATACACGCAATATATATTACTGAAAATATTTTACCTTGATGTTTCATTTACCGATATCTTTAATATTGTTTTTAGTAATGACTTGATATGCACCTTTATTATATGCAGGTGCAACTGTAAAGTTTTTACTCTCTTGAAGTTTCCAGTTCACAACTGGTACAGTACCACCGATCTTTGTGGCGGTCCGTACGGGATTTGAACCCGTGGTCTCCTGCTTGACAGGCAGGCGTGATAACCGCTTCACTAACGGACCATCTGGTAAATCAGTAGGTCGACTCGAATCAACACCTAACTTTTTCAATGCTCTTTCGTGTTCTTTCAAAGTCAATAACCTATCTCTAGTTAAAGGTATAGGTTTTCTTTTTGATTTTTGATATGTGTATATCGTACTACCCATTATTTACATTCTTTATTTTTATAATCATCTTGAAGCGAACATTTGTACATCTTGTCTGCCTCTAATCTCATTTGTGCTGATATACCATCTAATATATTAGGCATATTATTAAACACAACAGCAAGTATCTCTAAACTTAACTGGTGCATTTGTCTATTAAGTTCTGCATTTGCAACAGCACTATGATCCATGTCATTATTCTGTATCTTTTGTGTGATTACATGACCAGTAACTGCCTCAATACGACTATCAGCCCTGGCAAAACCAGCGGCCAATAGTGTACTTATAATCAACAACATTAAGAAATTTTGAATAATCATTATTTTGCGTTAGGACCTCTACCAGAAAACACAGGTTTGCCTTTGCCGCCCATCTTCTCTTTCTCAAGTCTTTTTTCTTCTGCAACTCTAGCAGTAATGCCAATCAAATCTTCAGCATATTTTTTAGGACTCTTTTGTGACCATACTTCAATTAGTTTGTCAAAGTTCTTGACCGATATCTTATTGCCTCTAAACATATTAGGATGTTTGATTCTTGCATCCTTCATATCTACTAACCATTCAACTTTCTTCTTCTTAGAAGTAATGTTCTTAAATTCTTCGAACATAAATTCTTGTGTATATACGCCGTCCATAATGTATTCTCCTTGTTTTATTAATTATTCTGTATTCTATCAGGTTTTTGAGTTAATGTCAAGCACTATTAAGTGTTTGATTTACTTGAGTTTCACTCGTATTTGTACCGAAAGATTTTTCATAATCCACGATTTTACCCTCATATTTGGTGATTAATTCTCTAACTTTGAACTTAGCAAAGATAGTCTGAGGATGCATTGGTGTTTCCTCATCTTCTAAAACTTGACTAATTTGTTTCAAGTCTTTTATCATTTCAAATATATCCATCATATCTATTCACCCCTCGCATTTTTTAAATCTGTATGAGCACTCTGTAATGCACTTGATAAGAATCCTACCATGTAGGCATTCTTTTCACCATTATCGTATTTGTTGAATCTCTCAACAGCAAGTACATCATCACCGAACATATATTTTTTTATGTCAGTTTCAGATGAGCTTTGTAAGTATTTTTGTTTCATAATGTATTCTCCTTATTCATATTATAATTTGTGAAGCATATTTTGTCTGTGCCCGTTAGTGTGCTTCAACTTGATCTGTTCACAAGCGACTAGGGGCCCCATAATCATTCATCCGATGGCATAGATTTCGTTTCATTATGGGTGAAATTACTCTCGGTGTTTTTGCCATTTACTCTATACTATGTCATGTTATTTTCCCGATTATGATTATTGATAAAACTGATAAACCTGTAAATATTAAAAAACTACTAATCATCTTATAGGTAAAGTGGCCCCGTCCACTGGATAGGGTAGTTGCCCTCTAGGACATTACCTCTCGGTTGATTAAGTGCCGGTGCAGCCCAACCTGCAGGTTTCAATACATCACCTCGTCTGAAGTGTTTAAAATCTTCTTTTACTATAAAAGCAAATACTGATCTATCATATATAACTTTGATATATTTTTTACCTTCTTTAACAGTAGTTTGAGATTCATAGTTTTCAAGTTTTTGTTTAGTGTAAGCAGAATCGTTTCTACCCATTGTTTGAGCATAATCTTCTTTAGCGCCAGCCATCATATTGTCGATACCGTCTTGTAAAGATTTAGCAGTTTTGAAAATTTTAATCATTTTAAAGTTCTCCGATTTCTTGTTTGAAAGATTGATAGTAAGCAACTGCCATGCAATAAGCAAAGAAGGCAGTTAGTGATAATGTGATATATAATAATATTGTCATATGTCTATCTTTCGTTCATAATGTTTTCTTCGACAGTTTCGAAGTTGATATCAAAATTGATAATGTTATTTTGAGTCATCACTTTTAACTCATCAATAAAAGTTAATTTATCAGATGAAGTTTTAAGAGTTTTAAATGTTTCAAATATTTGTTGTAAAGTCATAATGTTTTCTTTCGGTTCGTTGTTAATATACTCTTATTATATACTATTCCACGGCAGATTCAAGCACTTTCGGGTATATATACCATTTTATCCTATTGATTTCATTGAGTTTTTTATTTAATTTGGGAGTGTTGCATAAAAGACACACTAAAAATGCGTGTTTTTGGGTGATTCTTAGTGATTTTTGAGTGATTTTGTGAGTCCTAGGGCGTTCTTATAACTATGATTCGTTATGTGTATTTTAAAATCTCTATTTGTCGGAAGATTTATCTAGGTTTGATACTTGTATCCCTCTTAGATAGTGTCTTTCTGGATGATAAGAGTCGTTAATCATCTTTTTTAAAATTTTAATTATGAGCATTTTAAATGTTGCCATAATCACGCCTTAGGTTTTAGTGAAGTTTGAGATATCAAATCAAATTTCGGAGTTACTACGCATCCGAAGGATGTCGTATATTTCTATTTAGACAAAACGAAATCTTCACTAATTTCTGGCTGATATTTACATATATAATACGCATCCACCACATCTGTAGCAGGTGATGTATATTTACACTCGAACATATCTAACACATTTAAACCTGTGTCTAGAGCGAACTGTTCGGTCATTGCTTCTTTATTTGCATTACCTTTGCCAGTAGCATATTTCTTAATGACTGACGGTGCAAGTAGATTATAGTCCCATTTATTTTGATAAAGTTTGTATTTGAGTAGTCCCATATTTTCTGCAATATGAAAGACTTTACCCTTTGACCCGAAAGAGTAACTTTCTAGATTGATAGTATGATTCTTCTTAGAAGCCATAGCTTTAGGATAATATGAGTTGATAATATCTATAGTCCAGTCTGCAATATTCTCATATCGTTCAGGTTCAGACGAGTATGGTTTATGTTCAGTACCCTCATAAGATACACCATTGTGTTTGTATGAACCTACAAATTTCTTCTTAGCTGTTAGATAGTAAAACTTACAATCTTCGTATCTGAATTCATCAGTACTAGTGTTTATACATACTCCAGGACAACTAAGACTGTAATCAATCCCAATCTTCATCAATGTCTGTTTTTATTTCGACTTCTTCTTCGTGTTCATGACCACAGAATGGACAAAATTGTTCCATATAATCTTCTGGTAGTTCGTGTTTAACTGTATATTCTGCTGAACAGTTATCGCATTTCTTTTCTAATGTCATTAAATTCCTGCTGGTTGTGAAGTGATGTCTACAATCTCACACGACCCTGCCGTACAAGCAAGTTCTTGAGTGCCAGTTGTATTGTCATCATTTTCGTAATTTTTCAGTTTTTCAAAGTCAACTGATTTAGGCATTAACTTTTTAAGTTCATTATACTTCTCTTTATCTATATCTTGATAAGGTGCCTGTTGATATGTATGGTCAGAATGAGGTAAGAAACTCACACCAGATACTTCGTCAAAGTGTTTATATACCCATGCACCAACTTCCATCCATTCATTATCTCTTACTGATACTGTACAAGATGGTTTATGTTCGCACCAATGTCTTTGATATCTTAACCATATCTCTAACTGTTCGATAGCAGTAAACTCATCTCTAGTGATTGCACCTTTAGGTGAAGCAGTAGGAAAAGAAAATACACTTACGATTGATGGATTCATTACATCTGGTTCGTTTGGTATACCTTGATCTTTCATCATTTGAGTTAGTGGGTCTTTATTATCACCTCTTACTGTTCTAATATAATAATCACTATGTCTAGTATGAATACCCGAAGCACTATCAACTAACTGACTTACTGTACCAGAAGGTTTGATACAAGTAGTAGCAGCAGATTGAGGTATCTTGAGTTTCTTTGCTAAATCTTTATTTGTTTCTACTGCCATTTCTCGCATAGACTTTAATAGTTTAGGATCTGCTTCAATCGTTAATTGATTGTCCATGATACCTGTAAGTGAAACGCCAAGTAGTCTTTCTTCTTCTGTGTTATCTCTCCATATCTTTCTTAGATATTTAATATCTGTAAGTGTAGATTGATATGTACCTAGTTGAGTTGCAAGTCTAACTTTTCTTTTTAAATCTTTTGCTTCATCT